TGTTCATATCAATGGTGTGCCGTACTTACGCCCAGACGAAATCGAAAACATAGTGCAGTAAAGGTGAGCGTGAATGGACTTTATTGATCACCTAGTTATTGCACAGGAACGCGCTGAACAACGCTTTGTTGATCAGCGACTAAAAGGACTTAACAACAGCCACAAACTCAGTGCAACGGAATGCATTGAGTGTGGTGACCCAATACCAAAAGCACGGCAAAAAGCATTACCAGGTGTACAGCGCTGCGTACCGTGCCAAGAGTTGAGCGAGTAGCAATATGAATGCATTAAAAATCAGACTGATTAAAGAGCTCATTGACCGTGAAGGGGGTTATGTCAATGACCCAACAGATCGTGGTGGTGAAACCATGTATGGCATTACCAAAGCCGTAGCACGTGACTTTGGTTACACAGGTGAAATGCAAGACATGCCATACCAGACTGCATTTTTAATACAAGATCAGCGCTACTGGTCACCGCTGAAATTGAGCAAGGTAAGCGTGTTAAGTGAATCACTTGCTGAGCAGTTATTTGACTTTGCTGTTCATTCAGGTGTGAGCACCTCGGCTAAGGCATTACAAAAAGCGCTAAATGTGCTTAACAAATGCCAATCACTTTACCCTGATTTGGTGGTTGATGGCATACCAGGTAGCAGAACAATCAGTGCCTTAACTGACTATGCTGCAGTTCGAAAAGGCAGAGGTCTTGAGGTGTTGGCAGAAGCCGTTCGAGGGCAGCGTATTAGTTTTTGCATTGACATAGCGGCCAACGACGAAAGCCAAGAAAAGTACCAATTTGGTTGGTTAGACAGAATTGTGAATTTGTAAGGGACACGATATGGAATGGCAAAAAATTGCAAACACTGTTGGTGGCATCGCTGGCGCTGTTGCCCCTTTATTGAGTGGCCCAGTTGGTTTAGCGGTCAGTATTGGTAGTCAAATTGCGGGCGCATTAGGAACAGACTATACGCCAGAAGCGGTCGAAAAAGAGCTTAAAAACAACCCAGATGCCGCTTTGAAGCTGCAAGAGTGGGCGCATGCTGAGCGTGAACAAATTCGCCAAGCGAATATTGAGCTGCAAAAAATTGCATTGGAAGAATACAGAGCTGAGCTGCAAGACAGACAAAATGCCCGTACAGAGCATAAAGATCATTGGATGCCAGCAACGCTCACTTTATTACTTTTTGCATTATTTTCAGCCGTGTTAGCTGCGCTGTTCTTTGGTCCTGACATTGAAAAAAATAGAGACCTTATCGTGTACTTGGTGGGTAACTTGTTTGCGCTTGTTGCCAGCGGTTCGGCCTTTTGGTTGAGCTCGACAAAGGGGTCGAAAGATAAAGACAAGTTAATGGCCTTAATGCAGAAAACCGTAGGACAAGGAGCAGTTAAATGACCTTAACGAATTGGATTTTAGTGATCATCGGGATTGTAAGTTTAATTTTAACGGTCGTCATCCCGGTTATCGTTTACCTATTTAGCAGTAATGCAGCGACGCGCCAAGAGCTGGCGCAACACAAAACCCATGTCGCGGAATACTACGCGACCAAGGATGATGTAAAGGATCTTGGTGACCGCATGGAGCGGCAAATGAAACAGGGATTTGAACAACTTAAAGAATTACTTAATAGCAGGAATACAGCATGAACCAGACCATTACCCTAACCATTGGCAGTAAAGACTTTACGTTCAATGTAAGCACCAATGATTACAACGGTTATATCAACGACATTATGCCGAATAACAAGGTTGCACCAGCACACAATCTAGTTATGCGCACAGTCGATGAAAGCAACAAAAAAGAGTTGCGCGAGTTAGTTGATAAATCACCAGGTGCAGTGCTGCAAATTGCAGGCTTATTGCAACAGGAGTTCGCGCCAGCGCTTGAGATCAGCGTAAAAAAATAGACGCGCTGGTTGAAGCCATTAGCAACAACCCGCTTGAGCAAATGTTGACGTTTCGCCGTCATCTTTTACCGCATGAAGATGACAGCGAGCATAACTTAGCAAGGGCGGCATGGCTGATAAAACGCCAGCGTGAAGATTTAGAAGCCATTGTCATTAATGCCGTAGGCAAAGCCTTTGGGGGAAGTAAATGAGTTTACCGCAGCCACTTATGTTTACAGTGGGGTTGATTGACCAAATCACTAAACCCATTGCAAAAATAAACCACAGCTTAAATGGTCTATCAAGTGATTACCAAACGGGCACCATGAAAATGGCGTCAGGTGTGGCAGGCATTGCGGCCAGCGGTTACGCATTACAAAGCGCTCTGATGCCCGCCATTGAAATGGATCGGGTACTGGGTGAAGTTAAATCGTTAGGTGTGCGTGAGTCTGCATTAAAACAATTAACGGACACCTCTTATCAATACGCCCTTAAATATGGCAAATCTGCCACTGAGTTCGTGAGCTCAAGTTATGACATTCAAAGTGCGATAGCTGGGCTTAATGATGCTGATTTATCAGCGTTTACTATGTCGAGCAACGTACTTGCTGCGGCGACTAAATCAGATGCAGCCACCATCACTAATTACATGGGCACCATGTACGGCATTTTTAAAAACCAAGCTGAAACCATGGGTAAAAGTGCTTGGGTTGAACAAATCACAGGGATGACGGCGCAATCAGTTCAAGCATTTAAAACCACAGGTAGTGAAATGTCGGCGGCGTTTACTTCTCTTGGCGCCGATGCAAATAGTGCAGGCATTGCTGTGAATGAACAAATGGCAATTCTTGGCACATTGCAAGCGACGATGTCGGGCAGTGAAGCGGGGACTAAATATTCCGCGTTTTTAGCGGGGGTAGGTAAAGCACAATCTGCTTTAGGGCTGACGTTTACTGACAGCCAAGGGCGCATGTTACCCATGGTTAATATTTTAACGGAAATTCGCAGCAAATATGGTGATGTGATTGATGTTGCCGAAGGCGATCAACTTGCCAAAGCCTTTGGTTCAAAGAACGCCGTATCAACCATCAAGTTATTACTGACAGACATTAATGGCTTGAATGACTCAATTAACTCACTTGGCCAAGTGAACGGCATGCAAAAAGCCGAAGAAATGGCAATGGCCATGACTGACCAAAGCGAACGGTTAGCACAAAGCTGGTATGTGATACGTGCTGCATGGGGCGCTGCCATCTTACCCGCCTTTAATGATTTTGTGGGACTGATAGCAGATATGGGCACCAATGTTGTGTGGTTTACAGAGCAGTTCCCAACCTTGACGCGTTGGATTGGCTATGCAGCGGTGGCTGTATTGGGGCTTGTTGCGGCAGGCGGTTTGTTCACTGTGATTATGGGCGCAAGCAAAATGGCTATGGTCGCATGGGTTGTTGCGGCAATGACATGGACAGGGATCACCACCGCATTAAGTGCAGGCCTAAGCACCTTACGTAGTGTGATGTTTGCTTTAAACATTGTGATGTATGCGAACCCGATTGGCCTAATTGTAGCGGCTATTGCGGCGGCCATTGTTGCAGTGGGGGCACTGATTTATTACTGGGATGACTTAAAAGCCAGCTTTGCTGATATTAGCTGGATCAACGTTTTACTAACTGGCCTTGAATACGCATGGAAAGCGGTTGAAGTGTTATTTGCCCCATTATTGTGGGCGCTTGAAGAGTTAGCTGACCTAGCGGGAATTGAGCTTGATACCAGCTTTGAGGGTATGAAAAAAATGATAGGCGTTGAAGCCATAGCCCCCCTTGAAGGAAAAACCGTAAAAGGCGGAATAACCCAACAGATCAGTAACGCCAACCAACAAAAATCAACCTCTGTCGGGACTGTGAATGTGTACCCAGCAAAAGGTGATAGCAGTTACATGAACTTTGTGGAGATGCATTCATGAGCCTTTACCGTGATCTTCACATTGAAAGTGGTGATGTGGTGTTAGATGCAGGCCACAACCCGCGCTATTTAACTGACCGTGACGTGATAGCACAAGATATTGTGCATGCCATTTTAGATACAGGCCTTGCCAACTTGTTGGTGAGTGATAGAGGAACGAGTGTGACAAACGACACAAAGACCCGTATCAAGTTATTGGTTGAAGATGATGAGCGGATCATGCCAGGCACGGTACAAGTGACCGAAAACGAGATTAAAAAAGGGCAATGGTGGGTACATGCAAAAACCATTGAGTTTGGTGATATTTCATCGTTGATCATAGGGGCGTAGTGATGGCTGATGAAACAGCGAACATTGATTTTAAGCGCATTGTAGAAAATGCGGGTATTCCCACCACAGAAGAAGGTTGGAAAGCCTTATTTAAAGCAGACATTGAAGCAGAGGGCAGCATTATTGCAAATGACTCGCCGTTCTCACCGTTTTGGCGTGTGATCACCGCAATAGTTGCAAAGCCGGCTAACTGGATAGTTAACAAGGTACTGATTGAAAAGATACTACCGAACCTGTTTTTAAAAACCGCCACTGACAGTGCGTTTATAGAAGCGAAGGCATGGGAGCATGACTTAACACGTAAAAGTGAAGAACGTGCACAAGGTAAAGTGCGTTTTTATCGTGCTGCTCAAGCTGGCCCAAGCTTACTTATAAGCGCAGGAACCGTAATACAGACAGATGCAATCAACGGCACAGTGTATCGAGTCCTGACAATTGACGATGTTATTCTACCCGAAAACCAAGTGAGTACTTTAGTGCCGGTGATCGCTGAGTTTGCAGGTGCGGCGTATAATTTAGGTGCAGGGTATTACCATATATTACCCGAGTCGGTCACCGGAATTAGTAATGCACTTAATGATGATCAGTGGCTTGATGTTTTGGGTGCAGATGCTGAAACAAACGAAGAGTTAAAATTAAGAACCCGAAACGCATTTACCGCCGCTGCGCCTTGGCATATTGACGCCGTTTACCGCGCAATGCTCACAGAACGCAGCGGCCTAGACACTGACAATATTTATTTTGAGCATGATGCGCCACGCGGTCCTGGTACTGCAAATGCGTTTATTTTGTTAGATACAGGTGAGCCAAGCCAAGTACTTATTGATGACTTAAACGACTATGTCATGGCAAAAGGTTACCACGGCCATGGTGATGACTTACTGGTGTTGTCGATGCCAGGTGTTGATGTGGCAGTTGCAGTTACCATTTACCCGCATACCTATTTACTTGATAGCGAAGTAACAACATTACTCAACGATGTTGAAAACTTTATCCGTAGTGCGTTTAGAGAAAACACTGATTACTCAGTCACACGTACAAAACCACAAAGCAGATTTAGCTTTAGTCGTTTAGGCCAAGAACTGCATCGGGAGTTTGAGGGAATCGACTCATTGAGTTGGGGGCAAGGTGATATTACCAGCGAGAATGATGTTCCGCGCTTGGCATCATTAACTGTAACAGATGGTAATGCGCTATGAACATAGATTGGGAAGCCCTCACCAAAATGCCGTACTGGCTGGCGCGGCCAGCAAGTGAGCTCGATAAGTTACGCAAAGGCGCGGTGCGATTTTGGCAGCGTGTTAGTGAAATGCTTGCTTGGCCTGCAAAGCAACTAGACCCGATGACCGCAGAACTGGCCCTTGTGCATTTACTTGCATGGGAGCGAGATATTACGCAAATCCCAAATGAAACAGAGCAAACCTACCGAATCCGCGTTAAGTACGCGCTGCAATTTGCTAAAGGGGCTGGAACGCAAAACGGCTGGTATTTCATGTTTGAGAAATTAGGCACGCCGTGGATCACCATCGATGAGCGTGTGAGTGAAGTCGATTGGGACGTAGTGAGCTTGCT